AGCCGCAAACAAAAGAAGAGCCCAACAAGGGTGGGCGTCCTACCAAGTACACACCAGAGATAGCAAGAATCATCTGTGAGAAGCTAAGCGAAGGAATACCGCTTAGACAGATATGCAGAGAGAACGAAGGGTTCCCTGCTTGGAGAACGGTGTATGACTGGATGTGGAGGGATCAAGAACTTTCCACAGCCATCGCACGTGCACGCGACATTGGCTACGACGCTTTGGCCGAGGAATGCCTGTACATCGCTGACACGCCCCACATCGGAATCAAGAAGGTTTACAGCTCTGGCGCCGAAGAGGGTGAAGACAGCATGACCATCACCGAAGAGGATATGCTTGGCCACCGTAAGCTTCAGATCGAAACCCGCCTCAAGTTGTTGGCCAAGTTCAACCCCAAGAAGTACGGCGAGTTCAAACAGCCTGACAACGTGATTGACGTGACCATGATTGATGTGGACATCAAGAAGCGCATGGATACGGCCATTAAGAGGCTTGAGCTGATACGGATTGCTGAGTGATGGCGACTGAAGAGGAAACCGCAGTTGAGATCCTGCGCGACGAAAGCATCAGGGCCCAGCTTGGCCCGTACCATGGAACAGCGTACGCCAAACGCACAGAATGGCTCTCAGGCGCGTTTAATCATCAGAAGCTACCCCAAGGCACATGGTGGTCCATCTGGCTCATGCTGGCTGGCCGTGGCGCTGGCAAGACCCGTACGGCGGCAGAACAGCTCTGGTGGTGGGCTTGGGAGAACCCCAACACGCGCTGGCTGGTATCCGCCCCCACATCCATGGACGTGCGCGGCACATGCTTTGAGGGTGAGTCAGGCCTGATCGCCGTCATCCCGCCGCTACTGATCAAGGACTACAACAAAGCTCTGCACGAGATCACGCTCCTAAACGGTAGCCTGATCAAAGGCATCAGCGCCAGCGAACCTGACCGCTTCCGTGGTGGCCAGTACCATGGCGCATGGCTGGACGAGCTGGCCGCTTGGGACTACCTCGACGAAGCTTGGTACAACATCCAGTTCGCCGTTCGCTTGAAGAAGGAAGACGGCAGAACCCAGATCATCGCCACCACCACGCCTCGCCCCAAAGACCTGATCGTGGAGCTGATCGGCAGGGAAGGTGACGACGTGGCCATCACGACAGCCTCGACATACGTCAATCTGGCCAACCTTGCGCCAAGCTTTCAAAAGCAGATCCTTGCGTATGAGGGCACAAAGATTGGGCGGCAGGAGATCCATGCTGAGCTGATCGACCCAGAAGAGTCAGGTATCGTCAAGCGCGAGATGTTCAAGCTGTGGGCGCCTAACAAGCCGTTCCCCAAGTTCGAGTACATCGTGCAGAGTTACGACTGCGCCAGCTCAGAGAAGACTGTCAACGACCCGACGGCGGCCATCACGTTCGGCGTGTTCAAGCCTCTGGACGGCCCAATGTCGGCCATGGTGATCGACTGCTGGCAGGACCGCCTGCAATACCCAGACCTGCGCCCCAAGGTGATCGAGGAGTACGACGTGGTCTATGGCGAGGGCAAAGACAAGAAGCGGGTTGACCTGATCCTCGTGGAAGACAAGTCCGCAGGTATCGCCCTGATCCAAGACCTGCGCCGTGGCCACCTGCCTGTACGTGCGTATAACCCCGGCCGTGCTGACAAGATCCAGCGCTTGAACATCGTCTCCAACATCATCGCCGCTGGCCGTGTGTGGATCCCTGAGAGCAGTGTGCGTAAGGGCTACGTCAAGGATTGGGCTGAGGGCTTCGTGTCCCAGATTTGCTCCTTCCCTGACTCCACCCACGACGACTTCGTGGACGCCTGCACCCAAGGCCTGCGGTTCCTGCGTGACGCTGGCTGGCTGGACATCGATGGCGCCCCACGCGACGACTACGACATGGACGACTACATCGACAGCGGCCAGCGCAAGCTGGAGAATCCCTATGCCGCATAAAGTCGGGGTGATGATCCCCACGTACAAGAGGCCTGACCTGCTCCGTCAGGCGGTCCTACAGTGGATTGTGCAGACCGTTAAGCCTGACCTACTGTGCATCCACCAGAACGGCAACGACGAGAGCTACGAGTGGGCCATCGAGGATCTGAAGCCGCTGATCGAGATCAAGTGGATCCACGTGCCGACCACCATCAAACAGCACATGTGGTACGCACTGCCCCTGAGCCACCTGCTGGCCGAGCAGTGTGACGTGTTCCTGTGGGCCGACCATGACGACATCTATAAGCGCAACCACGTGGAAAAGAAGCTGGCCGCGCTGGATGGCCATGACGTGACGCTATCCGACTCCTGCCCTGTGCTGTTCGTGGACCACCATGACTACAAGTACCAGCCGCCTGCTAAGTTCCAAGCGCACGCGCCCGGCGGCATGAGCAGTTCCATGGCATTCAATCGGAAGTTCGCCGAGGCCCTGATGATGGACCTGCTGAACGACACCCAGTTTTACTATTCGGACAACGTGGTGGCCTTCACCACCATGCCCAAGTTTGACAAGCACGTGACTGACGACCTGACCACCGTGTACGTTTCCCACAAGGGCTCGCACAGTTCTGGCCACTGGGCCGATGGCGTGTTCAAGGAACGGGCTGGGCAAACGTGATGGACTTGAGCCAACTCCCAAGGTATCATTGGGGCAACAGCAACAACTCAGCAGGATAAGCCATGGCTGACGAGATCCGCGCCACCCCAGAACGTGCCCCTGCATTAGGAGCGCTGGCCAAAGCAATACGCAAAGCAGACGAGTTCGCCCGAGCACCGATGGGCTACCGCAACCCTCCCGTTGAAATGATCAGCGATTTGCTGGGGGTCCCCGGCCTGTACAAGACCATGGAGCGGTACAACTACGGCCAGCCGATCACCAACATCGGCAAGGCCAACGTCCCCCTGCTTCCTGAAGACACCTTCGACGCGGCAACCCTAGCGGTTCCCGGCCTGACCAAGCTGGCCAAGGCAACCAAGGGAATGTCCGCTGGTCTGGCTGTCAAGGACGTGGGCGGCAACTGGCTAAACCAATACCCTCGCCTGTCTTACTTGCAAAACTGGGTTCCTCTCAAGCCCCAAGAGATTGCCGAGATGACCCGCAAGGTCGAGGCCGAAGAGGCGCTTGGCAAGCTCAAAGGCGGCGACTACATCACTGAAGGCCAGCGCGCCCGTCATGAGCTGAACCAGAAGCTCAAGAACAACGCCGTCAACCAGTGGGTTGAAAGCAACCTGACCAAGTACGTCAAGAACGAAATGGGCACGCCTGTTGACCCTGTGCGTTTGCTGATTGAGAAGCGCGAGCTGGAGATTGCAGACAAGTTCGCCAAAGATAAAGAGCGCGCCAGCCGCATGGCAGAACGGGCCGCCAAAGAACCCGATCCACGCCGCAAGGCTAACCTCACCCGCCAAGCTCAGCGCATGTTGGACGACGCTGATGTGGAGCGCTCTATGGCCATGGAGCACACGTCGCACCTGCCACGTGACATGCACAACCCAGAGAACCTGTGGACGCCTGAAGAGCTGGAAGACATTCGCAGAAGCCAAGGCTTTCCAGAGGGTGGCTTAGGCAAGACCCCAAGCTCACAGATGTGGGAGCAGATGTCTGACCAAGCCATCTACCCAAGGGAGGCTCGTGAGATTCAAGAATATCCTGCCACCAAGGCCAAGCGCAAAGAAGCGTTGGACAAATACGCCGAGCATGAAAAGCTGGTGGACGAGCGTCTGGTCAAGTTTTTAGAGGGCAAGGGCTTCAATGAAAACCAGATCACTGGCCTGCTCAGGATGTCTGGCCCAGAGAAGGCTGAGATTATTGGCGACAAGAAGCTTGCGAAGCTGTTCGACGCAATCCCGCCATACAACCAGAGCGAAACCTTCCTCGAGTTTGCCAACAAAGAAAACCCATGGGTTGCAAAGCTTGACCCCAAAGAAAAGGTTTTCGCTGGCGAGATGAGCGGACTTCGCTTTGACCACATCATCGACGTGTTGCGCCAAGACGTGGCCGAAGGACGCATTCGCCCTGAACAGCTCAGCAAGATGAGCATGGAGCAGGCAGTGCGCCGCACAGCTGACTTCGACCTTGAGCGCGCCAAGATCATGCGCGACGCTAAGATCAAACAGCAAGACAACTTCCCCACCTACAAAGAATACCCAGAGGGTTATAGGTGGGTTGAGCTGGCGCCCCCAAAAGATTTGCCTGCTGGCTACAGCGTCGTCAAAGACGACATGACTGGAAGCTACAGGGTGGTGGACGAGACGGGCAAGGAAGCCGTTGACCGACCAGTCAGCAACCTTGGCCATATCAACGTGCCCTTCCACAAGACTGAAGGCGAGGCCATCGCTGAAGCGCTCAAGTACGACAAGCGCCTCGAGGAGGCTCTGAAGTACGAGGGCGACACCATGGGCCACTGCGTCGGTGGCTACTGCCCTGACGTGGCCGCTGGCCGCTCTCGCATCTACAGCCTGCGTGACACCCGAGGTGAGCCGCACGTGACGATTGAAGCTCGCCCAGAGCCGCATCCAATTGGAACTTCAAGGCGCGGTGATGACTTCCCTGAGCTGAGTGGCTTTAATTATGGAAGCCAATACACAGAGGCAGGCCCGTACAAGCCGACCCAAGAACAGATGGAGCAGATCCACAATAGGGCGCAGAACCTGTGGAGCACCAAGGGCACTGGCAGGGCTGGCGACATTGACCAGTTCTTTCAGCAGGCATCCAACGAAATACTTGGCCCAATGCCTGAGCGCATCATTCAGATCAAAGGCAAGCAGAACGCCAAGCCAAAGGAAGACTACATCCCGTTCGTGCAGGACTTTGTTCGTAGTGGCAAATGGACTGACGTTGGCGACTTCCACAACACTGGATTAACTGAACGTGGCGCTGTGTTCACACCAGATGAACTGCGTGGCTTTACTGATCTTGGCCAAGATGTCCCTATGTATCTAAACAAGGAAGACATTGCAAAGCTGAGACAGGCCAGAGGCGATGCCCCACCAGCCGAAGGCATGAAGCGTGGCGGTGTGGCCATCTCTCACAACCCTGACACCATGATGCTCGAGCTCCAGAGCAAGAAACTAGCCGAAGGAGGCTCCGTGGCTGACTACAACACAATCCCTGACATGAACGACGGCGGCACAATCAACCAAGGCCCACCCTTTAAGAAGGGCGGCAAGGTTGCCATCTCCAAAAACAAAGATGCCATGTGGCTGGCCACACAAGACCAGAAGTTCGGCAAGGGTGGCAAAGCCGTCCAGCTATTGAGCGAAGGCTTGGATCTGATCACTGGCGGCAAGAAGGCCGCAACAGCCGCTCGAGAGCTGACACCTGAAGAGAAGCTGGTGCTTGAGAAGTGGGGCCAGAAGCAGGCACAGGAAGCTGAGCGCGCAAAGAAGGTCGAGAAGATGGCCAAGGAAAGCGCCAGCAAATCGCCAGAGGAGACCGCCAAGCCAGCCAGAGCCAGCACAGGCAAGCGCACAGCAACGCCACCAGACTTCTACCGCAAGATGGCCGAAACGCAAGGCGACGAGGCGGTCCTCAAAGCCGCACGCGCTGGCAAGCATTTGAAGCCAGACACATCTGGTGGCTACGTCGGCGCTCCCCGTACGGTGGACAGCCCCCAAGCTTTGGGCAAGATGCGCCGTGACCTTGACCAAGACTTCATTGACTCGGTTGACGCTGTAAGACTGGCCGACCCTGACCGCTTGGGCACATGGTACGACCGCGCCAAGTCAGGCATGGCCCAGATGACCGAGCCCTACCAACTGCCCCGCACCTTGGAGCAACACGGCGTCTACAGCGCTGGTGTGGCGCCTGAGTCTGAGCTGACATTTGCTTTGAAGCACCTGAACAGCCGCGTCTATGGCGAGCCCAAGATGGCTTACCGTGGCGCTGGTATGCGAACCCTTGACCGAGCTGTGGCCGCTGATGAGCCAGCAGAGATGGGCTTCAAGATCGGTGAGTACGCCGATAAGAACGATCCCCGCCTGCCTAACACTGGCCTGTTTGGTGTGAACGACTTCCGCCGTGCTCAGGGCATGGGCTACACAGATCCACAGGGCAACCCTTGGAAGGCTGGCGTGTCCGACACCATGCATCCATTCATGGATCTTGAGACCGCCTTGCAGGTGGAC